GTTCGCTTCGATGGCGGTCTTATTGACGCCATTGCTGAAACACCAGCCAAGCACCTGTTCCTGTGTCAGATCAGGAAACGGCGTGAACGATCCGCTCGGCGGCTGGAACGACGCGCTGCCGTAGCAAGTTCCGCTGTATTGATCCTGCGAGCCGTTGCAACGCCAGTCGGCGGTGATTACGACATCGGTGAGAGTGCCTTCGGTCGGCTTAACGAGAAGGCGTTCGATGATCCAAGAGAGGGTAATCATGGGATTAGGCGAGAGTGATGTTGGCGACTCGGGTCGTGCCATCGGAACCGCGATAACTGAAGCGGAGGTTGGTGTTGCTGGTGGCGGTAAAGGTAAGCTCACCGTTGGTTGCAAGCGTTGCAGGAGTCGTAGTTGACGCCAATAGAATCAACCGCCCACTCGCATCGAGCGTCATTGCGGAATTCCAAGTGATTACTCCATCAACAGCTCCTGAAGTGGTAGAAGTACCCCAAACGTGCTTTCCGGTCGTCTGGTCGTAGTAAGTCGCGTAATCTGCGTTAATAAACTTGTATGCGCCATCGTTGTAGAAGTTGTTTCCAAAAAACGTGTCGCTTCCGGTCGTTGTAAGAACCAAACGTGAACCAACTTGAGCCGCTTTAAAGCCAGCCGCCCACGCACTCGGCGTAACGCCTATGCCCACGTTGCCGGATGCGTTCAGGGTCATGGCGGTGGAGCCGCCAATTCCGAATTGCATCGCAGACGCAATCAATGACATCGGAGCATAACCAGCTGCGTTGTCTGTAAAACCGCCGATTGCGATACCAGCAGAACCAAGCTGAGCAGCATCGGAAGAAACCAGCAAATTGCGGTTCGTTCCATCACGCACAATTAGCTTTGCAGCAGGTGTCGCCGTACCAATACCCACGCGATCATTCGACGAATCAACCTTCAGCGTGTTCGTGTCAACCGTCAGATCGCCGGTGATGGTGGCGGAGGAAAGTGTAGAAGCTCCAGTCACACCCAGCGTCGTCCCCACCGTAGCCGCGCCGCTGATGGTGGCGCTGGCGAGGGTGGCGGTGCCGCCTGCTCCGAGGATCTGGTTGCTGGTGATCTTCTTCGTGGTGCCCGATGCAGCCATCGTCGTATCACTAATATCGACAATGGGAAGGACATCCACTGCGGGATCGACGGTCGTGATCGCCGTCAGTGCTGTGATTTTTGTATCTGCCATAAACTGTTAGTTAGATTGAATGATGAGTTTGCTCGTGTCCTCTTGGAGCAGGAAATCCCCGTTCTCCAAGTCCAAAGAATCAAAAGTCCCAAACGTGATGACGATCTTGTCACCATCCTCCAGCAGAACGAAGAAGTCGTCCTCCTGAAGCAGATCCCGGCGCAGGATAGGTAGATCGCCAGGGGTAACATTACCCCCGCCGTTCGATACCAGTCGTGTGCCAAGAGCGAGTGTCACGATTGAATCACGCCATTGAATGCGATCACCTGACCGCTGGAAATCTGGAAGCTCGTGATCGGTCCCGGTAGGGTAATACCAGCAGGGATGGTCGCCGTGGACCAAGATCCGCTGATGTTGCCACCGGTGATCGAGCTAAAGGTGGTAGGGGCGATAGTGGTGATGGCCACAAACGGGCCAGTGGTCAGCGTGGTGACGGTCACCAGTTGAAAGCCGCCCTGTCCCATCGAATACTCGATGGCTTGATTTGCTACGTCGCTCATATATCCCAGATCTTCCGAATTTGATTCTTTGTGAAAGTGCTTTCAAAGCGGGAACCCTGACGGTCTTCCATCCGGCTGAATCCCTGCTTCACCTTGTCCTTGAGTTCGGCTTCTCGGGCAAAGCCGGTGACCCCGAAGCGGGCCACCGGTTGCCTGTTCCACCGCTTCCCATCAAGGACAACAGAGTCAGTACCCATCGGAGCGATATGCTCGATGGACTGACCATTGTTCTCGAAGGTATAGATCGGCATGTTAGGACTCCATCTCGCTGTCGTACTCCTCAACCATCTTACGCATACCCTTTTCGTCCATAGGCTCCTTGGAAGCCATGGCCTTCTCGCTCTTGTTTTCGTACTCAGCGGGCATACCGTTCACGCTCCGAATCTCGACATAAGCTTCGCCGTTATCGAGCTTCTTGAGAACACCGCGAACATCGTCGAGAACCACTTCATCACCCACTTCAGGCATGGCCTGTTGGCCATCTTCCATGTCAGTGGAAAGAGCCTCGACCGGAATAGAAATCATGGGCGCATTGTTGTCAGCCTCTTCACATCCGCAAGCGGAATGAGAAGGGGCACCACCGATTGCTCGATGATGCCCCTTTGGGCTGACGGCAATCACCATGATGGTGGCCGTCTTGGGTCGCATATTACAGCGTGGAAGAGGTCTTAGTACGATGGACCAAGTACCAGGTCGGGTTACCAGTAGAACCCGTGTTACCAGCAGCCAGACGGAGCGTAGCGAAGTACAGCTTCACACCAACGGTGATGAGCTGGTTCAACGGATCGCTCTTGTCGGGGGTGTCAGTGATAACGATCTTCGGAGACAACGGATCATCACCGGTCAGAGCAGGGATACCGAACGACTCGTTACCAAAGAAGAACGAGGCGATGATGTCCTTGCTGACAGCGAGACCGCCACCAGCGGAGGTAGCCTGATAAACGAACTCATCGGCAGCGGTGCCGGAACCGGTGCTGACAAACGAGTTGGTCTGGGTGACCACGCGGCAACCGTAGATGGAACCAACCTCGCCCTTGTAGAACGGCGTACCCTTGTTGCCGTAGTTGGAGGCATTCAACCAATCGGCATCGCGCATCAGGTCGCGAGCAACGCGAGGATCGGTCGCGAGGACGTAGCCACCGTTGATCATCGGAGCGCGATTGCGCTTCAGGCGGGTCATGGAATCGAGGACAGCCGAAGCGGTCATCGTGGTGTTGGCAGCAGTCGTGTCGCTGTTCAACGCAGAGAAGCTCTGGGTGGTCAGCGTAGCAGGGTTACCGTAAACCTTAACACCACCGGAGCTGGCCACAGTGTTCACGGCGTCCGAGTTATCAAACGTACCACCACCCTCGGCGGCGGAACCGATAGACGAGCCGCTGGCGGTGAGATTGGAGCCAACCAGGGTGTTACGAATCACGGAGTCAACCCAGAGGGCCATGTCCAAACCAGAGGTCTTGGTGGCCTGCTGGAGCGAGTTGAACAGGTCCGTGGCGCGGAGGATGTCGGTCAAACCGATCACCTGACCGTACTGGGCGAGCGACTTGCTGAGGCTGTTCAGGGCCAGAGCGCGGTAGTTCGCGGAGCTGATGGCCGTACCCTCGGAGCTGATGGTCTGGACACCCGAGACGCTCGGCGAACCGAAGCGGAACATCGTGATGGCCTTGTTACCATTGTTCCGGGGGATCGGAGCCTTCATGGCGAACTGATCCAGGATGGTCTCCTGCTGAACGATGGAGAGCAGCTCCTTGCTGAAGTAGTTCTGGAACTGGCTCGTGAGCGTAGTTGAAGTAGTTACTGGCATATTTTAGTTGTGGTTGTGCTATTAGCCTTCGTCCCGGTCGAACTCTCTCGTCGCTCGCATGAGCGCGTCCCTTTGCTCCTTCAGGGATAGCTTGGAGAAATCCTTCTCTTCAGCCTTGAGTTGTCCTGCCGGTACGCTTTTACCAATAGCGGTCTTCTGCTGGAGCTTACTGAGTTGTTCTTTCAGAGACTTGTTCTCGGCTTCCATCGACTGAGACCGTTCGGCTGCATTCTGGAGCTTCACAATTTCGACAGCGTGGACAAGTCCATCAGGAGTCGCAGTAAGCAGCGGGAAATTATTCAGAAGCTGAACAGTACGCTTGTACTCAGAGCTGTTCTGATCTTTCAGCCAAGCCTCCTTCTCGGACAACTTGCCGTAGTTTTCAGCCCATGACTTCTGGAACTGCTCCTGTTGAACCTTCTGCTGTCTTTCACCAGCCGCTTTGCGGACATTATCAGCCTTGGCTCGCGCTGCCTTGGCCAACTGAGAATCGCCATCAGCCTCAAACTCCTTGGCCGCAGCCTCGTAGTCATCAGCCGTATAGCCCTTCTCGTCCCGATGAGAATTGGTTTCGGTGGCCTTGGATTGCTCCCGGCTCCTGCTCCATTCCTCACGCTCACGCCTCACCGCTTCGCGCTCAGCCTTGAGGGCCTCCTTCTCAGCGTTGATTTGTTCCCAGGACTTCGCCTTTCGGTTCTGTTCCTGAGCGAATTTGCTCTTCTCCTTATCAACCTTCGGCTCGGTCTTTGTCGCCTTCGGTTCCGTCTCTGACTTCGTGCTTACTTCCTTCTCGCCACCATCGAACTCTTTGCTGGCGGTCACCTCATTAGAGGATTCCTGCTCAACCGGAGCTGACTCGTTTGATGTTGGAGTCTGCTCCCTTGGCTGGCTGTCGATATCGACACCGGCATCGTGATCTCTGGCCAACGCGAGTAGGCCATCTGCACTCATTGATTCGTCTGACATATTGTGCTTTTACTCGTTTGCTGGTCCGCACAGACCGGCAACCGCAACTTTGATCCTATGTGTTCGTGGCAGAATCCGGATCATCATCCTGCCCCGTAATTGATTCCTGATCGGCCATCACTTCGATGACCTTCACAAGACTGGCCTGACCCATTGCAAAGCCTGACGAATATTGCAAATGGTTTCTATCAGTTATCGCAGAAGCATTCTGCATAAGCACAGTGTTTAACAGTGCGTCCCTGAATCGTTTGCCAGTATCGCTATTGAAGAAATTATTGAGCGTGATCGCGTCCTCTTTGCGCCAAGGAAGCGGATCGACCCATCGTTGATGCCGCGCAAATGTCCACGCGGTACGGACTCGTGCGAAGAAGCTGATCATTTACTTGCTGGCTTTCTTTCGACCGGCAGCTTGGCGGCGCATGAACTCTGCGGCCCCCAGCTTCTTGCGACCGATATAGGCAGCAAGTGCGCGAGGATCATCGGCCCCTTCCTTACGGAGTTCGTTGGCCAGTTTACTGAACTTGGATTTCTTCTTCATGTTTGTAATTGGTTACCACGCCTTGCAGGACCAAGTTCTTGGCTTGGTTGGATCTTTTGCCGTGTCGCAATTATGCCTCGCTCGGAAGCTCTTGCGCCGTTCCGGGTCTGATTTCTTGATGCTCATGTCGGGATCACCGAATCGCACCTTGATGACCGTTCCCTTCGGGTTCTTCACATAAACCGCACTCTTCTTCTTCTCACCCGGAGTGTAGAAGGGCTTGTTCAGAGTGACTTTCTTGCCTTGGTATTCAGCCATATCAAGCCTGTCCTCCCGAGAACAATGGCGAAGCCTGAATATCCTTCAAGCTTTCCGGTTTCTTGGGCTTCTGAATCCGAATCTTCGGAGCAACACCCTCT